CAATACTTCAAGCGTATGCAAGAAGAAAAAGTAATAGTAAAGCATAGAGGTAACCGAGGGGGTACTTACTGTGGGAAGTGCGGTAACCATATAGCATGGTTCTGTCATAGCGTAGCACAGTTCTTGTGCTGGAGTTGTATTATACCTATGCTGGAGCATGATGAGGATTACGGAGAGATTCCGCCTAAGTGTGACATATGTAAAGAGTATGACATGGCGTATACTTATACATATTGCGTAGAGCATCGGCACTATCATTGTCCTGGTTGCTGGGATGATACTGAGTGTAGGAGGGAAGAGTGAAAAAAAGAAACCCATATGTTCCACCAAGATTTATATGGATTCTTCTATTTGAAGATGGTTCCTTTTCCTCTTTCCCGACGCGAGAAAGTGCTGAATGGTGGAATGGAACTCCTGGTCCTAAATTTAGAGGAAAAGTGGTAAAATACAAGCAGGCATAAAATGAACAAGTTTGCTACCATTGTTAAACGCTTAAAAGCTCTTTTAACACTCCACGAAGAGTGTAATCTAAAGGATGAAGATAAGCTGGCGTGCGATCTATATGAGGATATCGAACGCTTAGTAGAAGAACTCACCATAAACTGAATACAGTATAAATTGAGGTACTAATGCCAGATCCTGTAGTTGAGTTGAAGTACGCTATAGGTGAACGTTTAGATAACTTTCACGTAGAGTTAGATTCCCATAAGGAGAGTCATACACGAGATTTAGAATACATTGAGTCTTACCTAAAGAACTTGAATGATCGTGTCAAAGAAATAGAAGATCGCTTAGGTATTGTGGAGTAATCATGAGATCACTTTGCGCTCTGGTTGTCTTGTTCATTCTGTGCTTCATTCTTGGTGTTACTGGTTGCGTATCTGTAGGAGCTACCGAAGTTGGAGTTGTTAGCACCTTTGGTAAGGTTGATCCTGTGCCTCTCGATTCTGGCATTCACTGGATTAACCCTTTCAGCATGGTTACCGAGCTTAGTACAGTATCTTACCCACTTCAGGAAGAAGATATAGACGTTCCTACCAAAGGTGGATTAGCAGTCCGTATAGATGCTACTCTCATCTATCATATAGATCGTACTAAGGCTCCGGTTATATACAAGCAATTCGGAGATCACCTACTGGATACCATTAAGGCACAGTTTAGGTCGGATCTTCGTAACGTCTGTGCTAAGTATGAGCCTGAGGCTGTATATGCTGGAGATGGAGCAGAGTTAGAACATGCGCTATTCAATACTATTTCTCCTACTCTTCTTAATAGCGGTGTCATTGTGGAGCGTATTCTGTTGCGTGATAGAATGCCTCCTCCCTCAGTCCGAGAGAGTATCGAAGCAAAGAACAAAGCGGACCAAGATGCACAACGAATGACGTTCACTCTGCAAAAAGAGAAGCAGGAAGCTGAGCGTAAGAAGATAGAAGCGCAGGGTATCGCTGACTTCCAGCGTATTGTTAGCGAAGGTATTACTCCTACGCTGTTAGAATGGAAGGCTATTGAGGTTAGTCACCAGTTGGCTACATCTACTAATAGCAAGGTAGTGCTGATCGGGCGTGCTAAGGATGGCTTGCCTATCATGTTGGATTTGGAATCTAAGTAAGGAATACCATGTCACAGTTAATCAACGATCTCCAGCGTGCGCGTAAGGAACTTGCTGGTAAGTGGTGTCAGGGTGATTTTGTTGTCACCGATGAACAAACCGGCAAGGTTTGCCAAGTGTGCGCCTGTGGATCATTAGGTGTTAGCTTAGGGGAGGAAGATTCTTATTTTGTCGCAAGGATGACAGAAGAAGCTTCTCCTAAGAAGTACCGTAGGTTTCACAGGATGGCTGCCGCCTTGTTTAAGGCTATCCCTAAGTGGGCTCAGCAACAGGCCAAGGATAACGTAGATACGCCCGCACAAGCTTTGTCCAACTACAACGAGGATAGTACGTGTACTAAGCGGACTATGCTTGGGGTGTTTGATAGGACTATCAAGCGCCTGAAAGAGGGGAAGCGGTAACATGCCAGTAGATAACACAAAGACTGTCTCAGACTTCCAGAAGATCATTGCTGATGCTAAGCAGGTTATTCTGGATGCTGAGGTAGGGATTAAGCGGCTTACTGCACCTGCTCCGTGGCGTGTGGGGACTACGCTTTCTAATTGTCGGGATAAGGCTCATTGTGTTGTTATTAAGTACAATGGTTTGTACTGTGTACTTTCTGACAACGCAGTAGTCCAGAGTCCATTCGGTAAGGAATCGTTAACCGAGCTTCAGTCTCATTTCCCGTTCCTTACTCCAGTACCAGACAACACCCTAAGCTTCCACGAGTCATAAAAAGCTCGTAATGCGGATATAGGGCCGATACAGGCGTTCGGGCAATGGATTGAACGTGATACCCCAATCCACCCTGAACGCCTGTAGAGGCTTTGTAGCGCATCCTGGAGCCCCCTGTAAAAGTGTCCACTACAGGGGAATCCAGTGTCCACTACAGAGGGCATGTAATATTCCCGGAGCGAAATTCTATATACCCTATAGGTATTCCGGGGTACCTATGAGGGTGGTTTAGGGTGACCTTATCCGTCACCTTATCACCAATCTATAATAACCTATTGTAACCTTCTTTCAGGGTAATCTAATAGGTACTATAATAAAGGATAAGTAAATGCGTCAGAGAGATAAGATCAGTGCTATCAATAAGCTTATCAAGTTCTTTGGTAACGATGGTAAGAACTGGATGAGGTATAGCTGCTCTAATCGTGAGCGTACTAAGTTCTGTTTGTTAGGTGGGATAGATGAGTTGTGGGGGAAGGAAGTTGAATATAATGATCTTTCTACAGGAAGTAAGATCAAGTCCATAGAGCGTACACCTAAGTCCTTAGCTGTGGCTAATCTCATCAATCGAGAACTGTTTAAGGAGGATATGTTTAACACTAAGACAGGTGCTAGCGTATCCACAGCTCGAAAGGTGTTAACTTCTTCCTTTAATGACTTAGCCAAGGACTTCCAAGAGGTTAGGTCTTTCCTGGTCAAGTTCCTCAACAAGTTGAAAGGTAATGGATAATTATGACTGCAACTGATGGTATTGTCTATTCTCAGCGTCCTTCCAGCTCTCATGATGGAGAGATTACCATTATGGAGACTGTGAATGGTCGTGAACGTCTTGTTTGTCGTACCCCCCGTGCGGATATAGCAGCCAAGATTTGTAAGAATGGTCTTGGTCCTTCTGTTGTTCCCAAGCTCCCCAATCCTCTCCGTCTCGCTACTGGTCAGGTTTGGAATCTGTTTGATGATCGTACTGGCAAGGAGAGGGATATCTTTGTTATTGGTATTACCCCTAATGGTATTCAGGGATTCAAGACCGAATCTTTAGAGGCAGCTAAGAGGGCACCTTTAGGTAATCTTGGATACTGCTACTTGAACTTTGGTAGTGCGGATAAAGCAAACACGTTGCTTCCGACTGAGATCAATTCGTACTGGTTCGCTCAGGGTAACTACTTAGGGAGTGTTTTTGACAAGTGAGGGAATTCATAAGCTGAATAAGAAGAAACTAACAGAAGCAGAAGTTCTTAAGTGGATGGTGGATCTTGGTATAGAGAGATCCATAAACAATAACCGGAAGAATGTCGAGCGTGGTGCGCTCACTCTTACTAAACCCGGACAAATCCTCTTAGATAAGGCTATAGAAGTCTTTTCTAAATGCTTGGATGATTGGGTTAAGCAAGCCAAACACAGAGTTGGACCTCGACATTCTTCTGTGTACTTCTTAAAGCAACTGAAGCCTGATACCGCAGCTCTCATTATCAGCCAAGTTATCATCGACAACATAACGATAACTGATAGTGTGCAGACTGTCGGGCTTGCTATAGCTAATGCATTGGAAGAGGAAGTCCGCTACAAGGGCTTCAAGCGTCATCTAAGTTTAAAGTGGAATGAGTTTAATAGACACACTAAGACTAAATCTAAAAGCGTTCGCAGGAGAATCATAAAGGACGCTGTAAGGAAGATAGATACTAATTGGAGTAATTGGGCGCTGAAGGATCGTTACGGGTTAGGCTTCGTTTGCTTAGAGCTATTCGCTGCGGTTACTGGATTCATAACTCTTGAGAGTATCCAGGGACACAATCCCAACAAACCCTGGCGAAGATCCGTAGTTAAGCCTACACAAGAACTGATGGAGTGGTTGGCTCAGTCTCAACAAGAGTACCAAACCAAGTATCCATTCTATCTGCCTACTGTAGAACCACCTGTTCCGTGGACTGATTCTAACGATGGTGGTTACCCTAAGAACGTATTTATGCGCTGGCCTCTCGTACATAGGCACCACCGTAAGGCTCCCAAGCTTGGACCTAAGGAAATGCCTATTGTATATAAGGCTGTCAATAGGTTACAGAATGTTCCTTGGAAGGTGAATGAGTTTGTATTCGCAACGTTTGATTACTTCTGGAAGAATGGCTTAGGGGTTACTGACCTACCGGAACACAACTTCCGTAAGGTTCCTCCTACACCACCTGATATAGATATCAACGAAGAATCTAAGCGGATGTGGATGAAGCAAGCTCATGCTATCCATGAGTATAACCGCCGAATAGGTAGTAAGAAGCTCCTGTATGGAAAAATCCACTTCATCGCATCTAACTATCAGTATCAACCCTTTTGGTTCCCTTACAAGCTGGACTTCAGGGGGCGTGCGTACCCGATCCCGAGTTTTCTTAATCCCCAGGGATGCAGCCTTGCAAAAGGTTTACTTACGTTTGCCAGTGGGAAGCCAATTAAGACAGATGAAGGACGAGGATGGTTTTACGTTCATGGAGCTAACTGTTGGGGATTGAACAAGCAAACCTTTACAGAACGTATAAATTGGGTTGAAGATAACAAGAGTTGGATCTTAAAGATATATGAAGATCCTATTAGTAATAGACAGTGGGAAACCGCAGATAGTCCCTGGGAGTTCTTAGCATGGTGTGAGGAGTATGGCAAGTTTAACGAAGATCCCAACTTTATTAGTCATATACCTGTTGGCATGGACGGGACTAATAATGGCCTTCAGATATATTCACTGTTACTACGCGATCCTGTTGGGGCTGCTGCTACTAACGTTTCCCCTTCTGATCGCCCCAGGGATATCTACCAGGAAGTAGCGGATAAGACTACAGCACTTCTGAAGGAAGATATAGAACACCCTGAGCGTGCTGAAGCATGGCTGAAGTTTACAGATAGTAAGTTACCAAGGGCTTGTACTAAGCGTCCTGTAATGGTTCTGCCTTACTCTGGTACTAAGTTTAGTATTAGAGAGTATGTTCAGGAGTGGTACGAGGACGAGATATACAAGCGTAATCTGGAAATGAACAGGCCGTTCGGAGCGACTTGGACACATACTCGCTATCTGACTGAGAAGATCCTTGAAGCTATTAAGGATATCGTTAAGGGTGCTGTAGAGGCAATGTCGTGGCTACGCGAAGTTAGTAAGATTTGCGTAGAGCATAAGATACCGATGATCTGGACGGCTCCTAAAACAGGCTTCCAGATATTCCAAGCGAATGTTAATCACCGCCGAGCTACAATCTATACATGCTTAGGTGATATACATAGGAAACGCTCCATCTTAATACCCCTTACTCACCTGAGTAAGAAGAAGCAAGCTAATGGGATTTCACCCAACTTTATTCATACGATAGATGCAGCCATTATGATGCTCACTACGGTAGCAATGCCGGATAACTGTGATCTGGTGATGGTGCATGATAAGTATGCGAGTCATGCGGATGATGCCCATACGCTTGCGAATACTCTGCGAAAGGAAGTGGCTGATATATTCTGCAACATGAATCTATTAGAACGTTTCCGAGATGAGATCCAGCTACAGCTTCCGCCGAGTGTCGTGCTGCCTGATCCGCCTAAGCTTGGAGAGTTAAATCCAGCTTGTGTAATGAAGAGTCCGTATTTCTTTGGGTAACCTATGGGGTATGTATACGTTAAGACGTTTTTCCATTGGTGGTCTTTACTCCATAAACCTGTTACGTGTATGAAGTGTGGTGTGCTATATGCAGACCAACCTTCTAATGAAAGGTGTACAAACAAGTGAGCTATTCAACTAATCCCCACTACTATCCTGAAAAGTTAGGACTCAAGCAGTTAACGTTTGATGAGCCTAACATGAGCTATGAGTACAATACCTTAGCCTTTTGGGCTACTCCCGATGGACAGATATATACTGCTCACGATAGCGGTTGTTCTTGTCCTACTCCCTTCGAGGATTTAGAGAGTGATACTTTAGAAGCCTTTAAGAAGAAGGCAGAGCGTGTAGGTTCTCTGCGTCAGGCTGAGGAAGCTTTTAATAGCTGGAATAAGCAGACTAATTATAAGGGTGAGACGAGTACCCACCTTCCGACTATCGACAGCTTAAGAGAGTTGGAAGAATTTTTCAATTTTAATTTCAAGGAGAGCTAAGTATATGACAGATTTTCGTAAGGGTGTTGCTAAGACGACGCCCAAGGGTGTGCTGAAGTTTCCCTTCCTCCAGAAGGCCAGCACCAAGTTTAAGGAGAATGGAGAGTACTCCTGCAAGATCGTTATGAGCCCCGCTGAGGCTGCTCCGCTTGTGAAGGAGTTAGATGCCTTGTGGGATGAGAACCTTCAGCTTGAGGCTGCTAAGGCTGCCCTGAACAACAAGAAGGTTAAGTCCGCAGGGAGTAAGCCGTGGGGGCCTGAGATTGATCCTAAGAACGATGAGCCTACGGGCTACACCGTCTTTAAGACCAAGCTTCCTGCCAAGATCCAGAACAAGACTACCAAGCAAGTCTACGAGCTTCGTCCAAAGATTTTCGATGCTAAGGGAGAGCCTTGGACTCGTACTGAGTGGATCGGCAGCGGTACTGTCGGCAAGCTTAACTTCAAGGTTATGGGCTACGGTGTGGTGAAGGGTGAGACTGGCCTTAAGCTCCAGTTAGAGGCTGCTCAGATTATCAACTTTGTTCCTGCTGGGAAGAATCGTGCAGATGAATTTGGATTTGATGTGGAGGAAGTACCTGAGGATGATGCACCTGATAGCGACGCTGGCGATAGTGGCAATACTGATAATGTCCCTTTCTAAGGTACTCTGGAAGGGCTATTGACACCATCACAGTTAAGTAAGAGGTTCTTAGAGGAACAAGGCTATGTAGTCTGGAAAACTGAGCATTGGAATGCCTTTGCTCATATTCGGCAGGATCTCTTTGGGTTCGCTGACTTCATAGCCTGTCAGGTGGGTAAAGCTAAGTTGCTGATCCAAACCACCACTCTCTCCAATGTGTCTGCCAGGATTAAGAAGATCCTTTCTAATCCTATCGCAGCAGTTTGGATAGATGGTGGGAGGGATCAGATAGTAGTACATGGTTGGTTCAAAAAGGGTAGGAAGTGGGAAGTGAAGGAAGTGTTTTTATCATGATGCCACAGGATTATTCTGGAAATATCCTTTATTTAGGAGATAAGGTTATCTACGCTACTCGGCGTGGGTGTTCTCTGTACTTGGTGCAGGGAGTTGTGGACAAGATTTACATTGGTCCTGGGAATCGCCCAAAGATTCGGGTGAAGTCTCAGGAGTTTGCTAAGCGGTTTACTCCTCGTTGTCTCAGCAATATGACTTCTGTTTTTAAGTTAGGTGGACTGTAACATGAGAACTCGTGATATTCTTCGTAAGGCTAAGCAGTTGATTCTGGATACTCAGTGGACTTGTGGAACTGGTAACGGTTTTACTGGTATCAAGAAGAGTGGTTGTGTGGAACACTGTATTGCTCATATCTGTGGATATGACAATTGGTTGCAGGCAGCTAATCAGTATTACTCAGGAGATGAGATTACGGATAAGGTGAAGTTTACTAATTTCAAGCGTGCTTTGGATCGTTGCAAGGTTACTTTAGGGTTCGTTGGAACTAAGAAAAATAACTCTGTTTGGGGTTGGAACGATGGTTCGTGTGGTAGTCAGTCAAATGCGATAAAGATGCTGGAAGCGGCTGCAAATGGAAGGAAGTTCAGCAATAAGTAATTTAGTTAGGAAGGAAGCTTGTCCGTTCCCCGGTTGCGGGAGTAGCGACGCTTTTGCTATATACGATGACGGGCATGGATACTGCTTCAGTTGTAATGAGTTCAAATCTACTGAGGGTGGCGCTACTCCTGCTGATAGTGGGAGTAGCGATGGGGTACCTAAGAAGGGACTCCTCTCGGTAGACTATGTTTCTATACCAGAACGGAAGCTGACAGAAGAGACTTGCAGGAAGTGGGATTATGGAATTGCCACAGATAAATTTGGAAATAAAGTACAAGTCGCAAACTATCGTGCTGAGGATGGAACGAGAGTTTCTCAAAAGCTTAGGACAGCTAAGAAAGAGTTTACAATCCTTGGAGAAAGTAAACTTCCTCTGTTTGGTAAATGGTTATGGCCTCCCAATGGTAAGTATGTCACCGTTACAGAAGGAGAATTAGATGCACTTTCCGTGAGCCAAAACTGGTGCCACAAATGGCCTGTCGTTAGCGTGCCTAACGGCGCAGCATCAGCTAAGAAAGCTATACGAGAAAATCTGGAGTATCTTAACTCGTTTGAAACAGTCGTCCTCATGTTCGATATGGACGAACCTGGGCAGAAGGCAGCAAGAGACTGCGCTACCCTATTCAAACCGGGTCAGGTTAAAATCGCCAGACTACCGGATGGCTTAAAAGATGCTAATGAAGCTCTACAGAAGGGTAAGGGAGAAGCTCTTATTTCAGCCTTCTGGAATGCTGAAACCTTTAGACCAGACGGGGTACTTGACAGCGGTGCAGTCCTTAATCGTCTCAAGCATTCAAAGTCTCTTGCGCCCGTTTGCGGGTTCTTTGTAAGTAAACTTGATGGAATGACTAAGAGCTTCCGACAAGGGGAGCTTATAACAATCTGTGCAGGAACAGGAATTGGTAAATCAGAATTTATACGAGAGCAAGCACTGTATTGCCGTAGTAGAGGGCTTAAAATTGGGTACGTTGCACTCGAAGAGAGTGTTGAACGCTCAGCTCTCGGCCTTGTGGGATTACAACTCAACAAACCTATTAAGTTTGATGAAAGACCTCTTGACGCCCCAGGTTTCGAGGTTGCTTGGGACTCCACAATTAAAGATCACTTCTATTTTTTCGACCATTTCGGCAGCCTCGAAGAGAGTAATCTTCTCAATAGATTGCGATATCTCCGAGTAAGTTGCGAAGTAGATGTAATCTTCCTGGATCATATCTCCATAGTTGTTTCGGGGATGGAGACGGGGGATGAGAGACGTACCTTCGATAACTTGATGACGAAGCTTAGGAGTTTAAGTGAAGAGACGGGCGTTGCCATTATTCTCATTTCCCACCTTAAAAGACCCGCGAGTGGGACTCCACTTGAAGAAGGTGGACAAACTTCGCTTAGTCTTTTGCGCGGATCTGCTTCGATTGCTCAACTCTCAGATACAGTTATTGGATTGGAGCGTGACCAGCAAGACGAGGAGAGAAAAGATATCACCACTATTAGATTACTTAAGTGTCGCTGGACAGGCCATACAGGTTTTGCGGGAGCAGTTTCTTATAATCGAGAAACAGGGAGATTAGTGGAAGTCGATAAGGAAGATTTAGAAGCACTTGCCCAAAACACAGGAGTAGATAGTGCCGTTACCAGTCCATTTTAGTACGTGTAAGGATTGCCAGTGGTTCGATAGAGGTAAGTGCCGATTTAACCCACCGGAGGTTCGTAGTGGGTGGCCTGAGGTAAACCCGGACCACGATTGGTGCAAGGAGTTTACTTCTGAGGATGCTTACGATGATAAGGTGTATGGGCACACTCGGTGAGCCTAATGAGTAGGCGTTGTTCATACTGTAATCACACTAAGTCTTTTCATCACGCAGATGGATGTAAATTCGTTATGACTGAGGATGAGTTCTGCGATTGTTTCTGCTTTACTGAAATAAAGGATTACTACGAGGATGATGAATCAGAAGATTAATCCTTATTCTATTCCCTTTGAAGCTGCTCTACATCATTTCCTTTATGGAGGAGTAGTTGGCGCTCTATTTGGTATTGGAATAGGAGTCATTCTGGGAATGTTTATATTTAAATGCTAAGTGACAGTACCGATTGCCCACAATGCTTTAAACCTCTAATACCTATGAAGGTAGGATCTAAGGTTCACTGTAGTTGGTGTGGCTATCTAATTAAGGATAGTAGGAAGTATTACGTAGAGGAACCAGAGAGGAATGGTGATTTAGCTTGATAATGGAACCAGAGTATCTGGATATGGACCCTCAGTTAACCGCGAAGAAGATGGGAGCCACCTGTCATCTACCTGCGATTAACGAGGTGTTCATTGATATAGATGATCCTAAGGATTTAACGTTTGTAACTGATGGGTTACAGCTTATCAACACGAAGTTAATGTGGGATGCACGTATTACTACCATGCGTCCTTCTTCGACTGTAGGACACCTTCATGTTATCGTGACAGTTCCAAATCGCAGATTTACTAACATGGAGCGGGTGGCCCTACAGGCTATCTTAGGATCAGACCGTAAGAAGGAGTTGTGGGGATTTATTCATACTATAGAGGAGAAGTTTCCTCCCACAGCTTTGTTCACTTATCCTTATAAGGATCTATTATTCTAATGGGTTACTTACATATTGAGAATCTTTACAAGAGTAATGCTCAGAAGATTCTGGAATTTAAGCGGGTGTACGCGCTGGAAAAGATCCACGGTACCTCTGCACATATTAGGATGAACGATGAGGGATTTGCTTTATTCTCTGGCGGTGAATCTCCTGCAAATTTCGAGGCCCTTCTTGGTACAGACTTGCCTAATCCAGAGGATCTACGGAACGCGCTTGTTGTCACTTTGTCTAACAGTGCCAGCAAGTCTATCGTAATCTATGGTGAGTTGTACGGCGGTAAGTGCCAAGGTATGCGGGATACCTATGGGGATCGTGTAAGGTTCATCGCCTTCGATGTGATGATAGATGGTAAGTGGTTAGCCGTAGATAAGGCGAAGGAACTCTGTGATGCTCTCAAGATACCGTTTGTGTTTTATGAAATCTCGTCAACGGATCTTACGGCGCTGGACGCCTGTAGAGATCGACCCTCGACCCAAGCTAAACGTAATGGGATCGAAGGGGACAAGGTTAGCGAGGGTGTAATCCTTCGTCCTCCTTATGAGGTAATCCTCAACAATGGGGAAAGGTTGATCGCCAAGCATAAGGCTCCACAGTTTCGCGAGCGTACTACTGTTGTCACCGTCAACGAAGTGGAACAACAGATACTCAGCGAAGCAACTAAGATCGCAGATGAGTGGGTCACCGATATGCGCCTTACTCACGTTCTTGATAAGCTTGGTAATCCTACGGAGCTTTCTCGTATTCCTGATATTGTTGCAGCGATGGTGGAGGATGTAGTTAGGGAAGCTGGTACCGAGATTGTGGATAGTAAGCCAGCCAGGAAGGCTATTGGAGCTAAGACGGTTAAGCTCTACAAGAATAGGGTTATGATCCCTAACATGGGGCTGCGTTCCAGTGATTGATAAAGAGAAGAAGGATATAATGGAAATGGATGAAGATACCTTCGACTACTATTTAGATCGTTTAGATGACTTCGAGGAGTATAACCGCGACGAAGCTTTAGAGTATTACAAGGAAGATCCAGAGCCTTATGATGCGTTAGTGGATCATGAGGACTTTGCAGAGGAGTTTTAACTGAGATTAGTAATAGATACTGAGACAAATGGCCTACAGTATCCCTTTCAATCTAAGGACAAGAAGGTTCTGGATCGGATGTGGTGTCTCTGTGCTATTGACATAGATACAGGGATAGAGTACAGAGACACCCTGGCGTTCCCTGAGGATGTGATATCGTGGCTCTCTAAGGCAGAGCTATTGGTGGGTCACGATATCCAGCGATTCGATCTGCCAGTCATGAAGAAGCTCTACGGGTTCGATTACAAGGGCTCTGTATTGGATACAAAGCTCATGGCCCGTTGCATCTATCCTGATATCAAGATGGATGATTGGCGCTCTGCTGCCTCTGGTAGCCCTTTTAAAGAGCTTCCTTCTAAGATGCGTGGCAGGCACACTCTTGAGGCTTGGGGTTTACGTGTAGGAGTCCATAAGGACACCACCAGCGTAGACCGCAAGAACCTGGATGTGTTCGATCCTAAGATTGTAGATTACTGTATGCAAGACTGCCGGGTAACACTGGCTGTCTATAAGCACCTCGTTGCTCAGAAACCCTCAGAGCGTATGCTGCGGTTAGAGCATGAGTTCGCTAAGATAATGGATCAGCAGGAGATTACAGGGTTTTGCTTTAATCTTGAAGCAGCTCAGAAGCTTACTGCCGAGTTACAGATAAAGAGAGTTATATTAGATGATATTCTTAAGGGACTCTTCCCACCAAGGATTGTAAAGTATTTAACAGAGAAGAAGAAATTAGAACGTGAAAAGGTCATTATTTTTAACCCTGCGTCGCGTGACCATGTTGCTTGGAATCTTACTAACAAATATGGTTGGGAACCTAAAGTCTTTACTGAAGAAGGTAAGCCAAAGGTAGACGAGAAGGTTCTTAGCAGCTTGGACTATCCTGAGGCTAAACAGCTTTCAGAGTATTTCCTGCTGGTTAAGCGATTAGGGCAAATATCTGAAGGAGATAAGTCTTGGATCAAGTTACTGGCAGACGATGGGAAGATTCATGGGGGAGTTGATACCAACGGTACAGTTACCGGCAGATGCGCCCATGTTAACCCCAATCTTGGTCAAGTACCAAAAGTTAGCAATCCATATGGGGTGGAATGTCGATCTTTATTTATCCCTTCACCCGGATGGTTCCTGGTCGGCTGTGATGCCAGTGGTTTACAGCTAAGATTACTGGCTCACTATATGTTCCCTTATGATAAGGGAAAGGAGATAGAAATTGTCACAAGAGGCGACATTCATGATTCCAACAGACAAGCGTTCGGAATCCATAGCCGAGATAAGGCAAAAAATGGAATTTACGCACTCCTTTTTGGTGCGGGAGTCGAGAAATTCTCAAAAACTATTGGGGTTGATCGGCAAGAAGGTGATCGTATCCTTCGAGGATTTTTTCGAGCAAAGCCTGCATTTAAGAGACTTAGGGATGACATTAGAAAAATACTCACACTTCGTAAAACTCTACGTGGACTTGATGGACGCAGCTATCCAATTAGACAGCCGTACCGGGGGTTAAATACCCTGCTGATGGGTGCTGAAGCTGTGGTCATGAAGCAGGCTGTAATCTACGCTCATGATATCTGTGCCAAGAAAGGATTAGTACATGGGGTGGATTATAGGCAAGTTGCGATGGTTCATGATGAAATTCAGTATGAGGCAAAGGACTTACAAACTGCACAAAGAGTGGGCGAAAGTGCTAAAGACGCAATCGAGCTTTCCGGTAGTGAATTTGGAGTCACTTGCCCCCTTACCGGAAAATGGCGTGTGGGTAATAGCTGGGCTGAAACCCATTAATAAAAAGGGAGTCTATATAGGAACTATGATTGAAACCAAGTAAGGATTACTTAGCAGCGTTCTTAGACGGGGAAGGTTGTTTCGTCTGGTCAGGATCGGAGAACAGCCTTTCCCTTGGAGGTACTCCACGAGTAACAATTAGCAATACCTTTCTACCAGCTTTAGAAAAGTTCCGGGAAATTTTTGGAGGAAAGATTTACCAGTGTAAGTACAAGATCAACAATCGTACTTGCTTTCAGTGGTATTGCACCGGCCCTAATGCCAGGGGCCTTTGTCGGAGTATGATCCCGTACTTATGGGAGAAGCAGGAACAAGCAAGGCTCCTTCTGAGGATATGCTCAGTGAGCCCTATGTACCGCAAGAAGTTTCTTAAGAAACTAAAGGAGCTTAAGCATATAGACTATGCGAACAACTGATGAAAATACTCATAGATGGTGACAGAGAAGTTTACAAAGCAGCTTGGGTTTCCGAGAAGGTAATAGAGTGGGAACCCGATATGATGAGCGTTGCGTGTGATGCCAAGGAGGCGCGTCAACGCATGGAGATTAGTATGGAGCTAATCAGGAAGAAGCTTTCCGAGTGGCTCAAGACTAATTGTGAGTTAGTTGTAGTGTTCTCTGGAGAAGATAACTGGCGTAAGAAGATATATCCAGAGTATAAGGCTGGGCGTGTTCGTAAGCTTAAGCCATTAGCCTTTAAACCACTGAAAGAGTGGTTCTTAAAGAATTACGACGCTAAGATAGAGTATGGCTTAGAGGCTGATGATCTTATTGGGATCTTAGCAACTACGGATGAGAACGATACCATCATGGTGTCGGATGATAAGGACTTCAAGAACATCCCTGGTTGGCTCTACAACCCTGATAAGATGGATCATCCCAAGCTTACTACCTTGGAGGATGCCAACTATAACCATATGCTCCAGACCCTAACCGGGGATGCGGTGGACGGTTACCCAGGGTTGCCCTCCTACGGTCCTGTGAAGGCTTCTAAGGCACTTGGACCTCGCGAAGGTAGCATCGTACCTGAGCTATGGGAGCGCGTCATAAAGGCTTATGGAGCCTCAGGGTTCCCGGAGTCCTATGCCACGATCCAGTCTAAGCTTGCCAGGATTCTCCGTAAGGGGGAATGGGATTACGAAAAGAAGGAGTGCTTATGGGAGCCACCGACAATTTTGGATGGAACGCCGTAAGTTCCTTGGGGAAACACAATGACGAAGAATGTCCAATTTGCAAAGAGTTTAAAGAAGATTCGCACCTTAACGACAAGGAAGAAGAAGTTAAGTGCCCAGGAGCAGATTGATTTAGCTTTTGTTAGGTACCTACTGTACTGCTACGATTGTAACAAGATTGGTAGGAAGCCTAAGGATATTGATAAGATGTGGAATCAGTGTTTTAATTCAGTGAAGGATTGGGAATGAAGCCACATATTGTTTACTTGATTTGTGATGCTGATTTAGGATATCGTAAAGGTTCCAGCAAGAACTATCTGTTAAGTTACAGTTTAGATATCAACAAGGCAAGGATCTTTAGATGTAAGTGTGATGTTGGGAACTCTATTCGAGTAAACCCTCTTAAGAAGGATGAGTTTGTTTTTGAGTGTGAAATTAAGAATTGGAAGTTGATTTACTATGGACACAACTAATTTTTGGGTACTGGCGGATCTGGTTCTCATCGGACTGCCTCTATGGATCATCGCTATCTGTCATTTAAGGGGACGTAGGGATGCCTGAGGTTGGACTAAAATACGACAAGGATAAAACACGCTTTGATTTGTTGCCTCCCAATGCTGAGCGAGCCGTTGCAGAAGTCCTTACTCATGGAGCCCGTAAGTACGGTGCCAGAAACTGGAACCTTGTGGACAACCATGTGGACAGGTATATCGGGGCGGCTCGACGGCATCTTAACGCCTATATGTCAGGTGAGAAAATCGATCCCGAGTCTAATATTCATCACCTTGCTCACGCTATCTGTAGCTTTATGTTTATTCTTGAAAAGGATCTGACAGAGAAGCCACAGGAAGCATTGAACTTTGAAGGAATTAAAGTATCTGATTGGACTCGTGACAACATAAAGACTCCTACTCCTGTGAAAGGTGTGGTACAGATTAATGAACCTTTTAGAGATATCGACGTATATTCGCGAACGTCAGCGGGAGAACCAGCTCCTGCATCCATCCGAAATAGCGGAGTTACTGAACCAGCACAATATCACTGTTAGTCCGGCTGATTTCAGGTTACTTGTGAATTGTCCTTGGCCTGCGGAGAACTAAATGAATGCTATTATTTGGACAGGAGCTATCCTGTTAATTTTGATTGTGGTGTGTGGCTGTGTAGTGTGTGAGGATGACTGATGGCAGGAATGCTGTTTTTCATAAACCTAAGCATTGTTATCATAGGTTGGCAAATTACAGGAGCAATTAATGGATTATCTCAAACACTTCGAGGGAAAAACTCAGCGACTTAACCAGAAAGAGGAGCAGCTTTCTCTCCCAGGAATGGGGGAGGATGCTTCTCCATCGTATAAACCTACTGTGGTAGTTCGTAAGCTATCGGCGGAAAGTCCGCAAGTTACGAGTACTGTTCCTGTTATTTCGCAGGCATTACTGGATTATCTTATTGCTAAATATGATAAACCTGAGCGTTTTCGTATAGGATGGAACAACGATGTTATCGTCCAGAACGCTTACTACCATGAGGGTAAGTTATCTGTAATAGATGACTTAACTACCTTATTTAAACAACAGACTAATACTATGGAGTTTTAAATGTGCTTAGCGGGAATGTTTGGTACCCCTCCGGTACCTAAGCCTCCACCGCCACCGCCTCCTGAACCTATGCAAGGTGCTAAGACGGCTGTTAGCGGTACCGAGAGGAAGAATAGGTCTAAGCAGGGACCAACCGGGCAGAGCCTTGTCATTCCCTCGCCTTTGAATCTCCCTTAATGATTCACTATAACAAGTGTAACGAGTGTGGTTACGAATGGCAGGAAGAAATTAAACAGACCATTTGTGAACCATGTTGGCATGATCTTTACGATACATGGCATTAAAAGACTAAAATATGTATAAGAAGGACGGATCGGCTGCCTCTATTTACGAGGCGTTAAGGCCGGTACGTGACAACTTCTTACGTCGTGCTGAGGAGTGCGCGGCGCTAACTATCCCAATGTTAGTACCACGAAACAGTGAGGAACGGATAGGGAATATACAAGACTTCCCTACTCCTCGTCAAGGTGTTGGGGCTCGCGGAGTTAATCATCTCTCCTCCAGATTACTTCTTACTCTCCTCCCTCCGGGAGCCCCGATTTTTAAATACTCTATTGATGCTTTCACTCTCGACTTTCTCTCTCAGTTAAATGAGAAGATTCAGATTGAGATTAAGAACAAGTTAGCTCAGATAGAGGATTCAGTCCAACGAGAGATTGAGACTGGTGGTTACAGGATCGGTGCGATTGAGATATTCAAGCACCTGTTAGTAACCGGGAACGTACTTGAGTACTTACCCAAAGATGGTGGATTAAAGTTCTACCCACTATATCAGTATGTCGCCGTCAGAGATCCTGAGGGTGATGAGATTATTGATATAGTCCTGAAGGAGACTCTGGATCGCCATTCTCTTGATCCTGATTTAGTCGCCTTAGCCGATGCTTCGGATGATATAATCTCCAATAGCAAGGGCCAGGAAGTCAACGTTGCTTTCGATTCAAGCACGAGTCTTGTTTCAGAAGCAATTGAGATTTACACTCGGCAGTATCGCTTAGAGAAGAACAAGTTTAAGGTTCAGCAAGAATTCAAGAACGGCTTTATTATCCCTGGTACTGAAGGGGAATACAAGTCTGACACTGTGGAGTATCGCGCTCTTAGGTGGACTGCTGTTCCTGGTGAAGCCTATGGCAGAGGTTTTGTTGAAGAGTATAAGGGTCACTTAGTTGCCCTCGAAGGACTCTCCCAGGCGCTTATAGAAGGCGCTCTTGCCGCTGCGCGGCTGGTTGGTCTTATTCGTCCTAACTCCAACACACGAGCCAAAGACCTCAACGATGCTCCTAATGGCTCCTTCGTCCAGGGTATGCCTGACGATGTTAAGTTCCTTCAGATTGAGAAGTCTCAGGATTTCTCTACCGCCTATAACTTTGGCTTAGAGATCAAGAAGGACTTAGAGCAAGCTTTCCTACTTAACTCCAGCGTTATCCGCGATGCCGAGCGGGTTACTGCTGAGGAAGTTAGGTTTGTTGCTCAAGAATTAGAAACTACCCTTGGCGGTGCTTACACTGTCCTGGCGAATGAGTTTCAACTTCCCCTTGTCAAGAGCATCTTAGCTCGCTTAGAGCGCAAGGGTGATATCCCTAAATTCCCTCCGAACCTGAAGAACAAGATCAAGCCTACTATCGTTACTGGTGTAGATGCTCTTGGTAGGAATGCGGAGTTGGATCGTATTCGTGTAATGTTTGGTACCCTCCAGGGTATCATTGGTCCTGAACAAACGGCTGCTATTACTAATGCCCGAGAGTTGGCAGAGTATATCAAGACGCAATCTGGAGTTACTGTTAAGGGACTTATCAAGTCCGAGGAACAGATGGCTCAAGAGGCTCAGCAAGCTCAACAGCAAGCCGCTATGCAAGAAGTTATTAGTAAAGGTACTGGACCCGCTATTAATGCGGTATCCAAGGCTACTACAGAGGCTAATGCCCCTGCGGAGGCTCCACAAGGAGGATAAGTTATGGAAGAGGTTGTTGTTAACGGTGTTATTGCTCAGCGTACTGATTTAAGTCCTGATGCGGCTATCCTGGCCGGACAAGATGGGACTATCAAGACGACTGCTGATGTGCCTGCATGGTTACCGCCAAAGTTTCTGAAGGATGGGAAGCCTGATTACGAGGCTCTTGCCAAGTCCTATACAGAGGCTGAGAGCAGGCTGACTAAGTTTAACCAAGGCTCCGCTCCCCGGAACACCCCTGCCACTGATGTAAAGGCTCCTGCTGGGCCTGCTGATCTGTGGTCAGAGGAGAATGTGAACAAGTGGTCCCAGGAGTTTGAGACTAATGGTAAGCTCTCTGAGGAAACCTACAAAGAGATTGGAGTTCCCCGCCCATTCGTTGACCAGTGGCTTGCGCTGAATAAGAACGCCGGTAAGAGCCAAGAGGAACAGCTAATGGAAATGGTAGGTGGTGAAGAGGGTTGGACACAGGTTCGTGAATGGACCCGCGATAATCTCACTAACGATGAACGTCGGGCAATAGACTTACAGTTGCAGTCTGCGGACTTCGCGACACGAGCTAATACCATTCAGGGCCTGTATGCCAGATTCCAGAAGAGTGATGGATTCTCTCCGGAGCGTAGGGTGTTTGGTAATCCTCCGTCAACTGGTGGAGGGTTTGAATCGCCTGCTCAGATGGTTGCTGCAATGAGTGACCCAAGGTATGACAAAGATCCTGCCTATCGCGCTCAGGTTATGCAGAGAATCAAGTTTATGAAGTAAAAATTGTCCTTAGCCGGGAATCAGGCGAAAGCTCTGTACCCACAATGAAAGTTGCTAAGGATTTAGCCCATTACCCCAACGGTAGAGGGAGTAGTTTTAGAAACTACCATAGTGTTAGGTTCAAATCCTACATGGGCTATTTAGTTACGAAGTCTTGCCAATCGTGGTAAGCCCTCTTACGAGAGGACAACTTAAATCTGTTAGGTTATAGACAGTAGTAACTTAGTGTGCTGCCACTCAAGCAGTATGTTAGGTATTTATTATTTCTATTTCCGAAAGGATTTAAGACATGGCTGTTACGACTACTCTCCGTCTCGGCACCACTGGTGGCGCGATGGATACCAGCCTCATGCTTAAGGTCTTTGCCGGGGAGACGATAAAGGCTTTCCAGGAGAATAACCTGTTCCTGCCTATGACGCGCATCAAGAACGTGTCTGGTGGAGCAATCTCTTGGACCTTCCCTGTGTTCGGTACTACGAATGCGGCTTATCACACTCCTGGCGAAAACATCTTAACTGATGCTCCTGCTGCTGGTGCGTATCTCAAGACTATTAAGACTTCTCAGCGTATTATCCATATGGATAAGGCGCTCATCTCGTCTGTCTTTATTGACAAGCTTGACGAGAAGCTGATCCATTACGATGTGCGTAGTGGGTATGCTAAGGAATTAGGCGCGGCTCTTGCGCGACAGGTTGACGTTAATATTAGCCGAATGTTATTCAACATCGCTAATAGCGCGACGACTCTGTACGGTGGAGCTACGATCTCGGGTTCCGACTATGGTGCTGACGGTGGTGGAACGTTCGGTTCTACTAAGACCGCTATCGGTGCCTTCGCTTCCGTTACCCCGGAAGTCCTGGTTAATGCGTTCTTCGATCAGAAGATTGCGTTCGACCGTAAGGGCTGCCCAAGGGACGGTCGCGTTGCGGTGTTAGACCCCGCTGTTATGAAGCGTCTGTTGTTTACTGCGGCTGGCGCTGTTGCTGGTACCGCTGTTGCTAATGGTCCGATTTGGGTTGACCGAGACTACTCGGGACTTCCTAACTCCAATGGCAGCTTCCGTGAGGGCAAGGTTCCGATGCTTGCAGGCTTCTACCTGCTTGAGTCGAATAACCTGGACTTCAATCCGTCTGTGGCTACCTACGGCGTTTACGACCGTAGCTCTGGTTCGTTCGGAGGCACGGGTGCAGCGGCTGGCGATGATGACAACCTCTTCGACGATGGTGACGGTGGTGCGTTAAGCACGGCGCAGATGAATAACGACTATTCTGTTGCCTATACTGCCACTAACCAGTACTACGCTCTGTTGTTCAACCAGCAGGCGATGGGTACGGTTAAGTTAGAGGATCTGTCGGTTCAGACTGAGTTCCTGATTGAGTACCAGGGTGACGTTCTCGTTGCTCGAATGGTCCTTGGTCATGGTATTCTTCGTCCTGAATGCACGGGCTGTATCGCTCACACGTAATCCTTAGGGGTTACGCTACAATAGGACCGTCATAGTTCCGCAAATAACCCCTTATATCATGAGGTAAAACTCTGGTGTAGGGGGTTATTTGGTTTTTCTTTTTCCCAAGAGATTTAAGCAATGTCAGTATCTACTAAAACGACTGAATTAGAAGCACTTAATTCTATTCTGTCTGCTGCTGGGGAGTTACCAGTTACTTCCTTAGCGGATACCAGTGCTGACGCTGTGTTAGCTAATGATAAACTGGATGAAGCCAATAGGGAGATTCAATCCCGAGGTTGGTTCTGGAATACTCGAATTAAAGAGTATACTCCCGCTGCTGGTGTTATCACCATAGCCGATGATATCCTGCGTGTTGATGGGGAAAACTACGGTGGACTTCTAATGCAAGTCACAGTCCGTGGTGGTAAGCTCTACAACATGATTAGTGGACTTGATAACGATTGGGGTTCGGATACTCTCAATCTTAAGGTAGTCGAGCTTCTCGCTTGGGCCGATCTCCCCGAGGCTGCTCGCCAAGCTATCTTAAGGAAGGCTGCCAGGATCTTTGTTGAGCAGCATGTTAGTGATCCAAACCTTGTTCAGATAGCAACGATCAATGAGCGGTTAGCTTATGCTCTCCTGGAAAAGGATGAGATTGATACTTCTAATAGCCGTGTCTTTGGTCCTACTTTTACTCGTATTGTTGATGCCCCAAGAGCCTTAGATTGGATTAGAGGATAATGCTGATACGCCAACCTGTCAATAACCTTTTGGGTGGCGTCAGTCAACAGTCTCCCGCAGTTAGGGGGATAGATCAGTGTGAGGCTCAGGTTAACTTCTGGCCTTCTCCGGTGGATGGGCTAATGAAGCGCCCTACCGAGGAGTATCTTGCCAAGATCCATACCGGAGCTACTACTAACTACAAGTATCATATTATCAATCGTTCCTCGACTGAGCAGTATGTTATTCAGATCAGTGATGCTGGGGTAATTAAGGTACACACTCTTGTAGATATTCCTTCTACTCCTGTTACTGTTGCTGGTACCCAGCTTCTTGTTAACACAACCACCGGCAGTTCTGCTTATCTAACTTCTACCGCTGGCCCTAAGACTGATCTTCGTATCCATACGGAAGCTGATTATACCTTCCTCCTAAATACTACCAAAGTCCCTGCAATAGATACTGGTACTCTTACTGCAAGTAAGCCTACACCTACTGAAGCATATATCTTTGTTCGGCAGGGTAACTATAAGACTAACTACAAGATCCGCATAAAGAGGAGTGGTACTGATAACACTGTTACTACAGCTACTTGGAATGGTCAATCAGTGGCTGGTGCAGAAATCAACAGTATCAAAACTGATGATATCGCTGCGGACCTCAAGACTAAATTAGACGCCTTTTGGGGTGGAGCTAATCCTACCGTTACTCGTGTTGGATCTGTTCTTAAGATCACTGGAAGCGTTATATATGATGCCATAGAACCTGTTGACTCGATTGGTGACAGCGTTCTAAGCGTTGTCTGGAATCAGGTTCCAAGAGTCTCGGCCTACCTTCCTGAGATATGCACCCACGGATTCGTGGTCAAGATCATAGGTGATGAAGAGATCAATGCAGACGATTACTATGTGAAGTTCGTTGCTGATGAAGGTACTGGCATCTTTGGTAGAGGTCACTGGCAAGAGGATCTAACCTACTCGCAACCCTACCTATTCACCTATAATACCATGCCACAAGTCCTGGTAAGGATTCCTGATCCAACTGGAGCGACCTCTGGTGTTCCTGGCAGACCTTACTTCCAATTCAGGCAGGGGCCTTGGACGAATAAGCTGGTCGGTGATACTGTCACTAATCCTCAGCCTTCCTTTGTCGGTAAGACTATATCCAACATATTCTTCTACAAGTCTCGCTTAGGGTTCCTTGCAGATGATCGTGTCATCATGTCGGAAGCTAACGATCCGTTCAACTTCTGGCGTACCACTCTCTTAACACTGTTAGATAGTGAATTAATAGATGTTATCAACAACTTTAGTCCAGTCTCTCTGGCTAAATCTGCAATCCCCTACAATGAGAATCTAATACTCAAGTCGGGTCGTCACCTATTTGCGCTGAATGGTGGGGAGATTCTCTCTCCGCGTACTGTTCAGATTATCCCTATTGCTACCTTTGAGAACTATGAGGCTATAGAACCTGTCACTGGTGGACGAAGCTTATTCTTCGGATTCAAGCGTGGGGACTTCTCGGGTATTCGAGAGCTATTCCAGGTGGGTGATTCAGCTCTGTTCGATAATGCTGATGTTAGTCAACAGGTTCCCCACTATATGCCGGGTGCTGTTGAGCATATGTCTGTGTCTACCTTAGAGGATACTCTGGTTATCAAGAGTACTTCTGATGCTAACTCCCTATTCGTCTACAAGTATATGTGGAACGGGGATCAAAAGGTTATCTCAAGCTGGGGTACATGGGACTTATCAGGTTCTCCAACCGTAAGGTATTTTCACTTCATAGAGAACATCCTGTACTTAGTAAATGAGTATAGTGATGGTGTCTATGTCGAGAAGATCACTATTACCACGGGGTTAACGGATACCTCGGCTAACTACATGACGCTCCTTGACAGGAGAACGGATCAGTCTAAGATTACTGGCTTTGTCTACAATGGTGGAGCAAACACTTCTACCTTTACTGTTCCCTATACCATGCCATTAGTCTTAGATCCCCTTAATTTACCTCAAGTAGTCCAGAAGGTAACTGGCACTATCTTCCCATATGTTAGCCATACGGGTACGACTGTTACCGTTACTGGTAACCTTACCGGATTAGATTATTGGGTAGGATTAATGTACGCTGCGGCGTATCAGTTTACTATCCCTATTATCAAGCTCCCAGCAGGCAGAGGATTAGCTCCCGAGACTGGTTGTATTCAGCGGGTGAAGTACCTCGACTTCCAATACAGTAGCAGCGGTAAGTTCTATGTCTACGTAACTGTGGCTGGTCGTAGCCCATATACGTATGAATTGAACAACAATCCCCTGCAAACAGGTGCTGTTGTATATGATACTTCGCTACTAAGAACGGATAAGGCTCGCATACCTATTCACGGGAGAGCCGATGTTCTTACTGTCGCTATTGTCAACCCTAATCCTTTCCCGAGTAATATAACGAGTGCTGTATGGGAAATCCTAATGTACGAGTCGAGCAAGCGAATTGCGTAGACGCTTCAGAGATTGCCTCCAGGATGCGCTACGAGGACTGTAGGGAGGCTTTGGATCTGGCAGGGTTAGATCCCCGATCAGCTATAGAGGCGTCTCTAATGGCTTCCAGGGGCTCTGGAAAGGCTTATATAGGTTATGTTGACGATACCCCCGAAATCATCTTTGGTGTGGGACAGTCTAATACTATTGGGGTTGGGCACCCTTGGTTGCTCGCTACTGATGGTATTAACAAAGTTCCTTTCTCTTTCACCAGGAACACTCTGCGGTATGTAGCAGAGTTCCAGGAAGTATTCCCTATTCTTACTAACATAGTAGATGCTCGTAATGAGCTACACCTACAGTGGTTAGAGAGGATGGGGTTTACTTTCATAAAAGAGTGGACTAATATGGGTCCAGGTAGAATAGTTGCTAAACAATTTATCTTAGTGAGAAAATAGAATGTGCTTACCGCTTCCTATACTTGGTGCAGGCATTAGCCTCATCACTTCCGGTGTCGGCATGGCACAGCAATCAGCCTCTTATAACTACCAGCGTAGGATCTCTGCTCGCAATAGGGACTTAGCTAATCGCTCAGCCTTTGCACAGTATGGGGCGATTAACCAGAGGGATTTTGAAACCTCTGTACATACTGGCGATGAGATGAAGAAGGTGGAGCAAGATGCACTTATGGCACGCGGTCGTATTGGGGCTGCTGTTGCTGAAGCTGGTGTTGCTGGCAATAGCGTTGAGGCTTTGTTTAACGACTTCTATCGGCAAGAAGGAGAGTATAAGTCAATCTTAGAACAGAATGAGAAATTCCAACGAACCCAAAGTACGTTCGAGAAGCAGGCTGTTCACTTGGGCCATGAAGCCCGATTGGTTAACTCTGCTCCCCCACAAGCTCCTGATCTATTCGGCCAGTCTTTACTGGCGTTTAGTCGAGCGTTTTCTGTCAGCACAGACCTGGATCGTCAGGTTCATAATGCTGGCGGTAACTCAATTTACTTCTAAAGGTTAAAGTATGCCCAGGTTACAAGTAGATGATCTAAGACGAGGAGAAATACAACCTCGGGCTAATCCAGTAGACAACTTTCAATACGTTCACGGCACCAAGCTCAACTTCACAGACTTCTCGGAGTTATCTGCCACACTTACTAACGGCCTTGCTAATCTTGAGTTAGGTGGTGCAGAAAGAGATCAAGAGCTTGGTGCTGCTGAATTAGAGAAGCGATTAGGAGAGGCTGAGGCTTCTTCTGGCTCTCTGGCAGAGGCGTTTGCTAAGGTTACTAATAAGGGTGTTATATCTGAGTTTAGTAATCCTTACTTCCGTACTGGCTACATAAAGGCTCTTGCCAGAGAGATCGCTGCGCGAGGTTATGGTGAGGCTTCTTCGGGTATTAAGAATGGGTTTACTCAGTCCATCATCCCGGATGAAAAGACCGGTGTTGCTCCTATATCCATAGCTGCACACCAACCTGTCTGTGTAGGAAAGACTTGAGGCAGTTCGGGCAAAACCACCTATTCGTGGTTAGCTCCGCAGTCTGCGGAGTCCTTAGCGCCTCAGGAAGCGCCTTCTTCTCGTCCTTCTAATACTGTAGTGGTCCCAGGAACGGGTCAGCCAGTCTACAGTAATCCCGGTGCATACGTCGGAGCTACCTTCAATAGACTCCTGCAAGATGCTGCTGCGGTTAACCCTGAGTTAGTAAATGATCCTTGGTTCAAGCGCGAGTTTGGTAAGTACCAGGGTCACTATAATCAGCAGCTTATGATCCAGGCTATAAGGGAGCAGAGTGATGCTTTCTCCCAGGCCACTAAGAATCAAGCTTATGCTGAACTTGGAACGCTATTCGGGAGTCAGCTTAAGACTGCTGCTCCTAATTATGAAATGCTGAATGCAGCCGTTACCGAGCGCGTGTACAAGGCTGGTATCAAGGACCCACATGCCTTTGTCGCAAGCGTTGTAGAAGCTGGTTATCAAGAAGCTCAAACTACTGGCGGGGCTCAGGTTGCAAAAGATTACCTGACTCATGCAGGTGAAATACAGATTGGTAATGTGAAGCTTAAGGATGGAGTCTTTAAGTCTGACTATTACAAGCTACTTGGTAATGCCTTTGAACAAGATGAAAGGCAGACTGCCAAGGAGGCACGCTTAGGTGAGGCAGCGAAGAAGAAAGAATTGGAGACTTTCCAGAGCGATCAGCTTTATCGTGCTGTCGCTTCTGCTACTCCTGAAGATGGAGCTGAATACATAGAGGCCAACAAGGCTTCTCTACTTCAACAGCCATTTGGTTCTGATAAGCTTAATATGCTTCGTGCTGAATGGAAAAGAGCTGCGGAAATTAGCGATGAGTCCAACAAGACTAACTATTCGGCCTTCTTAGAAAAGTACTATGCAGGTAACCTAACAGAAGCTGAAGCTCTGGCTACTACTTCCCTTCGTGGGTTGGAGCGTGTTAAGGCTTTAGAGTTGATGAGGAACCGCGAAGCTGCCATAGCTCAGTGGAAGGAAAACAGCAATGTTTATAAGCAAGTTACTGCGCCATCTCGTAGAGCTATTAGAGAGTTTCGGGAAGATGAACGTCCCGCCAATGATGCCATAGCAGATGAATTAGAAGCTGACTTCGAGGCTACGGATGACGCCTATACCAAGATGATAGAGGCAGCTCCTACGAAGGCTGAGAAGGATGTTGTCATGCGTGGGGAAGGCCGTAAGTTGTGGCAAGAGCATGGCAAGCGTGTCCAAGCTGCACGGCAAGCTGATGAGCTTAATAAGACTTCTCGCCTGAAGCTGATAAATGACAATGTTGATAAGGATAACACGGCTCTTATCAAGAATTGGCAAGAGAACGGAGTTATCGGTGAACAAGAGGCGCAGAAGCTTATCCAGACTAACCATGTAAACAAGCTCCCTCGCGAGCGCCTTACTGCGCTTAATTCACAAGCTTGGAGAGATTCTGAAAATATTTACAGAAGTATCCTTATGTCTAAGGAGATCAACGTACTTCAGCCAAATGGGAAGCTTGTTGGTCCTGCTGTGGATGCAAAGTATGTTTATGATAAGCCAAAGAGTAATGGTAGTGTCACGCAAGATGCATTCCCGAATCCGAATGCGATTCAACTAACACCAGAAGGGGAACAGTTCTTAAATCAGGAACTTCCTCTCCAGGTTCTTAATGCTTTCGATACGGGATGGATGCAAGATCCTAAGAACATCGCTCTACAGAAGTCTGATCCTGAGAAATTCTACCGTGCTGGATTAGTGGAGATCAACAACCTCACTAAGCAGGTTGGTAAGTGGCTCAAGAAGGGTGACTACTCGGAGCCTTTCAACCCCTATGCCAAGAAGGCTGAGGGAGCGGCTACCAAGCCTTCTGGTGCGTCGGGATCAGAGTCTAAGGCTACTGACACCAAACCAGCCAAGGAGACTGTAAAGGCTGAGGGAAGCGCCTCCAAGCGTGTTCCAGAGATCGACACGACTAACTCCAGGTTAGCTGCCGGTATGATGACAGGATTCGCAGACAAGCTACCAAGGGCTGAGGTAGACTTAGATGGGTCTGCTTATACTTGGAACAAGAACAAGATTAACGGTCGTGAAGATTGGTCCCCACTTAAGATCGCCTTTGATAAGGATGACCCTAAGGGTGATGTGTGGGGTGTTGATACGATGGCTAAGATTGATTTCGAGAATGCCATGAGTGTCGGCAAGGCGCGTAAGATATCTGCGATGACTCCTATCCTGCCTAAGGATACGATTCTGGATATCTTCACCGATCCTGTGAAGCAGAATTACCATCCATACCCACTAAGCATCTTTGCTCTACAGCAGGTTGCTCAGGGTAAACCTGGGGCTATGGAGTTTGTTCGTGCTGCTCAGAAGAACATAGACAGAACCTTCATGACTGTCCAGGCAAGTATGGCTACAGACTATGATAAGTCTCTGGCTTATATCAACGCCAATAAGCTGTTAGGTATTAGTTACAAGGATATTATAGAAGGTTACTTCAGCATTGGTCCTTCCGAAGCGGGGAGGAAGATCAAGATAACGAACCCGGAGTTTATTCCTTATGAGCTTACTCCGTTGTTCCCGAGTATTGATAAGATGTATCAGGTGTTAGAGAATGACCAAGAAGCCAGAGCTTTGTTCGATGCTCTTGGTATCCAGACTGCACCTAATTCCGCTATTATAGATCAAGCTGAGTACTTTATCTCGGCTCAGCAAGAGGCTATTAGACGCCGTGGAGAATTTAAGTAATGATTAAACCAGAGGCTACTCTTGGGACCATGCCGGAAGAGAACGATCCGTTATCTCTCAGTGCCCCTATAGAGCCTATCACTCCTAAGCGTGTTAGGACATATGACCCTGAGCTATCGCGCTCTGCGTTCCAGAACATCCAACCCCTACAGGCTGTTCAGGAGCCTTCCTCAAGCGATCTGTCGTTTGGTGAGACTCTTGGTGACATAGCCTTAGGGTTGCCTCGCGGTATCGCTAATGCCGGTATAGACCTTTGGAACCTTGCTGCGGATACGACTGACCATGTTGGTTTAGACTTCATGCCGCAGATAGATAGGTTCAAGTCCCAAACGTTTGCAGGAGATATTTCCTCAAGTATATTCCAATTTGGAGCCGGATTCGTCACAGGTGGGGCTATCTTAAAGGGTGTGGGCTTAGCGAGTCAGATGGCTAAGTATGGAGCCTTTGGTCGGCTTGGTTACAACGCTGCCAAGGGTGCTGTTGCTGATACGTTGTTCTTCAACGCTGAGTCTAATATCTCTACGCTGTTGAACGATCACGATATCGGTGGTCCTCTTACCGAGTTCCTGTCTACCGATAAGGATGACCCTGAGATATACAACCGCCTAAAGACTGCCATAGAGGGTGCAGGTATTGGTGGATTTATAGACTTAACGATGGCAGGGTTCCGCGCCTTCAAGCGCACCAGAGCCGCTGAGCGTATGACCCAGGAAGCTATTGAGAAGGGCTTTAAGGGTGACTCGGCAGAGCTTACCAAGGTGTTCAAAGAAACCTTGGATGAACAGAATGAGCTTAAGCAGCAGGTTGCTACGGGATTAATTCCTAAGGCTCCTACTATGGCTGAGAAGGATGAGAAGCTTCTTACCGAGACTATTGCAAGCTTCGGTGGGCAGGATATGGGAGAGGTCCGCAAGTTTATTGCCGATCCTTCTAAGAGTAAGATCAGTGGTGATTTTAATAAGAAGGTTGCACCATTTGTAGATATAGATAAGGTTGATTTCAATTATGATGAAATGCCTTATCACACGGCCCTAAGTGAAGTTTATTTAAGAAATGAATTAGGACTTATATCTGATGCCGAGGTTCGTGAAGCAGGGATGAAAGGTAAATTCTTCCGTCCATCTGCAACTGGACCTAAGGATGAGGATGTTGTTCAATCTGCCCAACCTTTAATCAATCTTTTAAAGAAAACCGATAAAGTTACACGAGATTTAATCAAGAGTGGAGCGACACTTGATGGATTAAGAGTGAGTGGTCGGCCTAATCTTAAGCACTTTGGGCCACAGCAGAAAGCAGCTATAGATAAATTGTGGAAAGTTTCCGATCTGGAAAAGGTCCACTCTGTCCACATGCTCAACCCCTTCCAACGCGCTGTACTCGCTATTGGTAAGCTGAAAACCCCCATCGCTAATATTGCTGAGGGTTCTGAAAAGGCCGTGCTGAGAGCCTACGAGAATATCTACAGGGAAGCTGCGGAGTACACCCACGCGCTTAACCGAAGCATCCCTCCAGAGTTAGTTGCCGAGAACTTCAAGCAAGTTACTGATTGGCTGCATATGGACGAGAGCAAGGCTTCTACGTTCTTCATGCGCCTTAGCCAACAGATTAAAGATACCCCTGGACAACTCCCTGAGTTATCCCAAATGGGTATCAAGATGATGGCCTACAAGAGTACGATGGAGAATGTTAGTGCCACCTTAGGTAACGCCTTCAAGGGTATTAAGAGCTTAGAGGAAGCTACTCCAGAGCAACTTGCAGAGTTAGTGGATAGTGTTATCCATACCTCTAACTACGTCAAGGCTATCCAGGGTAAGGGTGGAGGTAAGAACATAGTCGGCTTAGGTTCCGGCTTACAGTTTACTCCGTTTATCGAGAATCGTACTCCTGAGCAGGCGATGAATTACCTGAAGGAACTTGGGGGTATCCCTAAGATCCGTCAGATACTCAACTTCCACAAGGAGAACCTTGAGAAGGCTGGCGCTGCTGCGCTCCTGAATACGGAGATTCACCGCAAGGGTAGAACCTGGGATATGGTCGCTGAGTACTATATCAACGGCTTACTCTCGCATGGTCAGACCCACGTTGTCAACTTCCTCTCTAATGCGATCATGACGGCTTATAGGCCGCTTGAGACGATTATAGGTGGAGCGATGCGTGCTGTCACCGCACCCATTAGCTTCAATCCTGGACGCTTCCAGGGTGGTCTGGTTGCTATCAAGGATGGACTTCGCACCTATACCGAGCTTACTACAGGCTTCCTGGATACGCTTGGTCTGTTAGGTGGTAAGTACGGTGGAGCGACTACCCGGCAAGCAATGTGGGATTCCTTCAAGACTGGTAGGAGTACCCTGCTAAAGGGTATGAAGGACAGTGGTAAGTTCGAGGAGCTTGGCGCTGCTATTACGGCAGATAACGTTGTGAATGCTTCTGTGCTGACTCCTGCTGCACGCTTCCTTGCTTCCAACTCTCCGGAGATGGTTGGTAAGTTAGCTGCTACTACTGTTAACGCTGGTGGGGCTCTTTGGAGGGTTCCTACCAAGATGCTTGCAGCGGCTGATGAGCTGTTCAAGCAGCTTAACTTCCGTGCCAGAGCAAGGACTCTATTCAAGCAAGAGGCTGATGATCTGGCTCTCACTCGTTTCCATTCTGACCCTAATCATGCTAATGGTCCGGTGATGCATCCTCGTACACAGAAGGATATAGATAACTTCAAATCTGCATATGTAGCTGGCAAGATGAACCGAGTTATCCGTGATGGGCAAGCCTACACAGATGCTCGTATCAAGATGGAGGCTGACGCTTATATCAACAGCAAGCAATGGAGACAGATAGATGGAAGGTGGATTCCTACCGATAGATTAGGTGATACCAAGGAGCTTGCTCAAGAGTTCTTGGATACCAGGGTTGACCAGGGTGCTTACAATGTCGCCAAGGCGTCTATTGATAGGGCTCGTGAGGTTACCTTCACCGAAGAGTCTGGTAAGGTTATTGGATTGCTCAAGGCATTCACTAACTACTTCCCTCCTGCTAAGCTGATTCTCCCCTTCATATCTACGCCAGTCAACCTCGTGAAGGCTGCTGCGCGAAGGACTTTAGATCCGATCTTAGGCGTTGGTGAGTATAGCTTCCACGCTTGGAATAGCATGGTCAAGAAGCTCCCTGCGGTTAATCTCCCAGGAGCCGAGAAAAGTGCTACTAAATTCGTTGCCGACTTAACCTCCGAAGATCCTGTCCGTAAGGCTGATGCTATCGGTAGGTTAACGATGGGTATTGGTATTATGGCTGTAGGTACCCAATTAGCGGCTAACGCTATGGACCCTGAAGCTGGTATTGCTATTGTTGGGAAAGGTCCGCAAGAGCCTACTCTCAATCGTCTGTGGCAGAACAATAAGGAAAACTTAGAGTACTCCATTAGAATTGGAAAGGTTGGTGATCCTAATACTCGCAGCTATCAGTTCAATCGTTTCGACCCGATAGGAATTCTCTTAGGTACTATTGCGGATCTTACCCAATATTCCTATTGGACTAAGGAAAAGGATCAGGATACCCTTGAAGCTCTCTCTGTTGCTACTATCACCGCGATCAGTAACAACGTTGTCAAGAAAACCTACCTGAGTGGTCTTACCGATACTCTGGATATCTTGAATGGTCCTGAGCCTCACAAGATTGGCCGCTTCTTCCGCACGTTAGGTGCTACGTTTACCCGTCCAGGGTTCATGGCTTCTCCTGCTTGGGGTGGCGAAGAGGAGAATACCCTACGTGAGGTCCACACTTACGCCGAGGCACAGCTCAACCGTACCCCGTATGGAGCGGCTCAACTTACCCCTATCCGTAACCCAATAGGTGAGGAGATCAAGAGGGATAAGCAGGCTGGTGAGGATCAGTTTGGTAGGTGGATGGCGTTCTGGTCCCCGATTAAGACTAAGGGTGGTGGTGGCCCTGATCCTGTGCTGGATGAGTTAACTCGCCTTAAGCACGGCTTCAAGCCTACAGAGGATGATTTCCAAATCTCTGGTATTCGTGCTGATCTTACCCAATTCAAGAATGAGAAGGGTCAGACTGCGGCGGATCGCTATGCTGAGTTAGTAGGTACTATAAAGGCTGGCGATAGAACGCTTAGGCAGTCGCTTAAGGCGTTATTCGAGAGCCCACAATATAAGTCTCTCCCGGAGTTTACTGGTGATGACGCATTAAATAACCCTAAGGTTAAACTGGCAGGTGCCTTCTTTACTGAATTTAGGCAAGCTGCTAAGGCTAAAATGTACGGTGAATACAAGGATCTTCAGAAGTATATCCAAGACGCTGCGATACGCTTACAGCAGGGTATGGAATCAAGGGAAGTGCGCTAATGGATATGTCACTACTTGCCCAGCTTGGGCCTGTCGCGTTTGTTCTCCTATATATTGGTAAGGATGTTGTGGCATGGTTGAAGGATCGTAAGGCTGTGCCTGACCAGTATGATAAGGATGTTGCCGAACTAAAAGAGCAAGTTGGTAAGCTTGTCGAGATGCACGACGTAAAGGACGAGGATGGGGTGTACGTATGGTACATCCGCAAGTCCCTTACTAAGGTTCTTGAGGCTATCTCTGAGAACTTGACTAAGCAGACTGAACTACTAAAGGAGTTAAAGAATGAAATTGTCAGCCCCCACAAACAACATACGAGTTAACCCCGAGTTACTCGTCCGGCTGCACGAAGCTGTCGCTAAGTTTCTGATAGCCGAGTGTGCTAAGGGTGACGCTGCGAATGCTAAGCATATCGCCAGTGCTGTCACCTTTCTGAACAACAACGGTATCCAGGCTGGAGTGGCTGATGATGTTACAGGGATTAGGGACAAGCTTGCTGCTCTCCCATTCACTGTTCCTTCGGACTACTTGGAGGATGATGGCCCCGAGGCTATTTCTATGTAATGGTTATACCAACTAATAAGTATCAACTCCCACAGTTTGCAGACTTTCGCAACTTCCTCTTCCACATTTGGCATGAGTTAGGTTTACCTGATCCTACACCTAAACAGTATAGGATGGCTAATGTTCTCCAGAATGTTATCAAGCATTCATCACTGGTTAACTTAGAGCCTGATGCAGCGTTCTTGGAAGAGTACCCCATGCTCAAGAAGGCTAATGGGGATTGCACTAAGAGAATGGTTCTGGAAGCTTTCCGAGGAATCGGTAAGTCCTGGATCTGTGCAACGATAGCCGTATGGGTTGCCTATTGGAACCCCAACATCAACATAATGACCGTCTCTGCGGCCTCTACAAAGGCTGTAGCGTTCACCACGTTCTGCTTGAAGCTTATCAGGCAAATCCCTGAGCTACAGCACCTGGAGCCTCAGAAGGCTCTTGGGGACCGTATAGCGCAAACAGGCTTCGACATACGTGGATGTAACCCTGCACAGGAGCCCAGCATATTCTCCAGAGGTATCTTTGGGCAAATGACTGGTTCTCGCTCAGACATTACGTTCTGCGATGACGTAGAGACTCCAAAGACTTCTGAAACACAGCTATTACGGGAGAAGTTAGCACACTATATCTCTGAGATAGGTGGAGCTATCGGTAAGCCTGAGTCTGGATTGGTTATCTACCTGGGTACTCCTCAGTGCGAGGATAGTATCTATGAGAGGTTAGTAAATGAGCGTGGCTACAAGCGTATTATTATTCCTGCTCGTTACCCATCCGACAAATGGTTATCTCGTTATGGTGACCAGCTTGAGCCTACTATACATGCTGATCTCACTCCTGAGAAGCAAACAGGAAGAGGTCTAAGGGGTAACTTAGGTTGGCCTACTGATACCCGATTCAACGAGGCTATCCTATGTGATAGTGAGAAGGAGTTTGCACACTCTGGCTTCGTCCGACAGTTCATGTTGGATACGTCTTTAGAGGATGCCGAAAGGTTCCCACTCAAGCTTAGAGACTTCATCGTTATGAGTATTGGGGATAAGATCCCTGCCACTCCTCAGTGGACTACTATAGATGACTTCTGCTTGAAGGATCTGCCCTGTATGGGCTTCATGGGTGATCGTTTCTACGCACCTATCAATCTTAAAGACGCTAAGATGGAGTGGTTATCCCCTACTCAGACAGCGATGTATATAGATCCTGCTGGTAAGGGTGGTGACGAGTTAGCCTACGCTATTGGTAAATTTTGTAACGGATTAATCTGGATAGTCGCCTGTAGAGGATTCAGAGATGGATACGAGGAAAAGAATCTTATCCAGATAGCGGAGTTAGCTAAGAAGTATCAGGTTAAGGAGATCATAACTGAACCTAACTTTGGTGCAGGTATGTTCGATCAACTCTTATCTCCTATCTTAGCGAAGATTTACCCATGTACGGTAACTCCCTCAGAGTGGACTAAGGGCCAGAAGGAAAAGCGTATCATAGATACCCTTGAGCCTGTCCTTAATCAGCATCTGATTGTAATAGATCCCCGTGTAATAGAACAAGATATCTTAGCCCACCCTGAGGATAGCGAAGTGTTATCCCAGCAGCGTTCCCTTATGTACCAACTTAGTCACATTACCCAAGAAAAGGGATGCTTAGCTAAGGATGACAGAGTGGATGCTTTAGCTGGATTAGTAAACTACTTCATGCAAAACCTGGGTATGGATCAAGCGCGTGCTAAATTAGATAGGCGTGCGGAGTACATGAAGAAGATGGTAGAAGATTGCTCTTGGACAGGGATACGCCAGCGTAATCCTGACAAGAATACCCAACTAAGTTGGATCAGTTTTGGCAAGAAATAGTAGTGAATATATGTATGATTTTTCAAAGGAGATTATATGCCTAAGTTAGAAGATACTGAAGTGTCCCCAAAGGTTACTGTGCGTGTTGAGGGGCGTGTTCCCGATAAGCGCCAGGATTTAAACTACCTCAAGCCGATGCCTGAGTTGATTGAGAAGAGTGGGCTCAAGCCTGCTGATATCAAGCGACTGAAGGAGAGCGTGCGTGAGCGTATGCTGAACGGTATGCAGGCAGCTCAGGATATGGGTCGTCCTACGTCCTTCAAGGGTATTCCCACGATTGGGAAGTTAGCAAGACAACGCACGATTGCGTTTATGAAGAAGCCTCGTACTCCCGAGGAACGTGGTATATGGGAGTGTCTCCGTGGTGAAGATGGTTTGCCTGTCCAGGATGTTACTGGAACCATCATTAGCTACACTGTTTGGAACTAAGGAACCTCGATGCCCCAACTCACTGTACCTCAATATCAACTTGCCAAAATCCCACATGGGCCTCTGAAGGTATTTACCTATCACGCTGCATTAGTCGCTACTAACGTGTTAAATGCTCCTATGGCGCTTGGGGCAGGTGCGAATGAGATAACTATTATTCACGGTATTCACATATCTACTTCTGCTGCGGACTTAGAATTAAGGTTAGCGGATGGAAATGCTGGATCTATTATCTTAAACATACTTGCTAATAGTGAAGCTCCTGGTCAGCTTGGAAATCACCAGAACGGTTTAGTGGCAATTCCCACTACTGCTGGTAACGATGTTTACTTATCTCTTGGTGCCCCTGATACCCTGGCTGCTCTGACCACCGCTCTCACGTTCACCATCACGTACTCGTTTATTCCGAATATCAGCTAATCCACAAAGGATCTAAATTATGCCAATCAACGTCAGTCGTCCCTTTCCGTGGGCTAAGGGTAACCAGCCTGCCCCTGTGGATGCTCCCATCCCTCAGCCTATCACTAACCTAAAGGACATGAAAGATGCTGTTGTTAATGTCCTTATTGAACAGATTAGTGAGTTTACTGAGGGGCTCGCACCCGATCTCCAGGCTATCAGCAACGATATTGCTCCTCTCCTTATCTCTGCTGCTTCTACTGGTGATACTAAATTACAAGGTGAATTGCTTACTCAGTTAGAGCTTATCGGGGATATTCACAAGATCCGTGGTAATGCTGCTTTCTGGAAGGGTGTTACCAACGTCTCCAATGTCCTGCTTCAGGGCCTTGTTATCGGTCTTGGAGCTATTGTCAAGATTTAAGGGAGTTTCATGAAGAACTTACTGTTAGCTATTCTTATTGTATTTGGTTTAGGCTGTGTTACTTCTGGAACTGTTAACAGTGGTGTTACTGCTTCCGCTATGGAGTACGTGATTGAGCGTACGGATGCTTACTTAGCAATCTACCCTGATACGTTAGATGAGCAGAATCAGGCTATCTACGTGGCAGATAAGGCTATTATCAAGAGTATGGCAGGTAAGACTGACAGAACCTCTGCGGTAGCCGTGTGGCACGCTGTAAGCGATATCTGCGACGTTCACGATGGGTTTGTATCGGGTGACCCTAAGCTAAGTGAGCAGCACCGTAAAGCATACCTGAAAACCACGGAGCTTGTCCGCAAACAGTTTATAGAGGCGTTTAAGGCGTCCGGGGTAGTCCCCCCTACCAGTACTCCAACTTCCCGTCCAGTCGTCTCTAATAGCTTCCTGGGCGATCCTGGAGCCTTTAGGAGTCCTCCTTCCGAGGAGTGCTTTCGTAAGGGCTCTGGAACTGTGTGAATGGATTAGGGTAGAGACGTTTAGATTATGCCAGAAAGCTTATCTTCCTTATCCTGCTACTATAGTTATAGTAGGTGAACCAGATATTAAGCGTACTGTTCCTACTCCTATCGGGTTAATTCAGTATTACACGATAGGATTGTATGTTCACCATACCCAAACTATCCTTATCTGGACTCACCAACCAGGAGGAAGGATGTTTACGACAGGTGAGCTGCACAATACGTGGAAGCATGAGTGGTTACACCACTATGATCTGATCCTGGGGATACCTGGACCGACAGGCTCCCACAATGCTTTATTTGACGCACGTTTGGAAGCTATGGGGCTTTTAGAGCCTGAATAGGTGCATATGGGGTGCGATTCCTGGGGTATTCGTAGGTTATTCCAAGAGAAACTGTGGTTCCAGGACGAGGAGGATGACAGGATAACCTCCCATATATGTATAGCACGTTCAAGGTTTACTCGCGTGCAAACACGGGGCGTTTAGCCTCACGGCAGGGAATACCTGCCACTCTCAACCATTCGCATAGGCTGGTTTATTGCGCCTGCTTTGGAAGCAGGAAATGTCCTTGGTTCAAATCCAAGATGGTTGACTTTAGCCAAAGGTCATGGGTGCAATTCCCATTAGCGCCGCCAGCCGGATGCAATTACCGGGATATCAAGATAATAGCGGTGGTATAGCTCAGTTAGTAGAGCGTTGGCAGATATTACCCGCAAGGGTGTAGGGTCTTGGCACCTACTAAATTCCGAAACCAAGTTTCTTTCCTTTTCCTCTCAAAAGAGGCTTATCCTACCATGTATAGGGGGGTAAGGGGGGTTTCCTTTCTTTCTTTAGTTGAAACTAAGAGAACTAAATCACCCACCAATTCCTTAAATAACCTTATACTATTCTTATAATACTTAGAGGTATACTATGACACGTATCAGAGAGAACTCGTAATGACTACTCGTATAGATAATGCTCGTGATATAGCCTTCCCCTTAGCTGAACCTACCTCACTGGATGTGAGTGTAGAGGTTCCTATGGGTGTTCTTAGGTCACTTATAGTGATTCATGATGATAACGCTAAGAATGTCCCTTTGATCCCTTATAGTGAGTTTGAATACTTAGCCCAGGAGAGTTAAGATGGTTAGTGGTGATCTAAGACCTCAGGGTTCTGAGGGTAGACTCCCACGAACAACCATCATCCCCTTTAGACCTACTGTAGAGCAGACTAAGAAGCCTACTACTGAGCCTAAGGTAGCTATTACACCAGAGTCTATCCAGACGCTTATGACAGCGTTGATAGAGGGTTTGTCTACCATCTATATCCCCCTGTCTTATTTAGATACAGATGGTACGCTTGCTGCGAACTCAGACGTAAAGATTGCTACTCAGAAAGCAACTAAGACCTACGCTGATACCAAGGTACCATCATCCTATCTGGATACGGATGGTACGCTTGCTGCGAACTCTGATGTAAAGATTGCTACTCAGAAAGCAACTAAGACTTATGCAGATGCTGTGGCATCTACGGCTGCTAACAACCTAACTAATGCTATAAATGAGGCATACCCACTTAAAGGTTCCTTCTCTTCTGGTAGTGATACTGTCTCTAATACTACCACAGAGACAGACTTTAGCTCATCCCACAGCATACCTGCTGATACCCTTGTAACAGATGATGTGTGCTTGCTAAAGGCTCGTGGGGTATACAAGACGGATGGTGGGGCGGCTCCTACCATACAGTTAAGGCTTAAGCTGGATAATGTTACTATCTTAGATACTACAGCAATCACCCTTCCCGCTTTAGGTTCGTTTGAGGGATGGGAAGCTGAGTTTCAGGTACACTGTGTAAGTACCGGCATATCTGGTGAGTTAGAGATCCAAGGTGCTGTTACCTTTGCTGATGTGAGTGGTGATGCTATTCACCTTATCCCCTTCAACACTGATGTATATGTAGCAGATACTACAGCAGACCTCCTCTTCACTGTTAGTGTGGAGTGGGGGACAGCCGATGCAGACAATTCTATTACTATGAGGCAATTCGCCTTCTTCCAATATCACGATTCTGTATAATGAGGAGAGTAAACTATGAATCCCGATGATCCAGACGAAGAGATGCCTGAGGCTATCCCAGGTGTAGACGTTCCAGGTGATCCGCCTGTACTTCCAGAGCAATCACCCAACCCTGAGCCTGAACCTGAAGAAGCAACTATAGGGTGGGAAGAGTTAGGTGATAAAGAGAAGGTTGAACGCCTTGCCGAGAACTTAAACACTCTCGTAATGACTATCCCACAAGCTTTCAATGCTCTTGGCACTCGTATTCAAGTGTTAGAGCTGATGATGAAGAAGGTTATGGAGAAGGGTACTAATAACCAGAAGAAGTTACTCTTACCTCCAGGTGTTCGCAAGCCATTTACTCTTATTCCTAAGACTGAATCGAGTGCTGATGTATAGTGCTACAATTACCTACACGAATGGGGTGGTTAAGACCATCCCGCTGGTGATAGGGTACAGCAAACATGATCCTACTAAGATCCTCACCGTAGAGCTTATAGACCGTAATCCAGGTAGACCCGACAATTGGGGTCAGCCTTGGCAACCTGAGCCCAAGTTTGTTTCTGCTCTATCCGCTAAGGCACCCGGAAATTTTATTATCCCTCCAACCTTCGGTTGTCAGGATAATGGACTCAACAATGAGGGTGAGAGAGAATGGGATATCCTGACACCCGAGAGCTACAAGCACAAGGCTCAGAGGAATTCAGTTACCATCCCAGGCTACGAGCATTGTACACAGGGACTCACCATAGACGGTGGAGCGACCCTGTATGTCCGCTGGGTACCTGAGGATGATCCTGAAGAGTTAGAGTATTTGGAGGAAAGTATTGAAGGTAGGGATATGAACCCGATTGGGATGATCCTAAACTTCGATCCTACTCTCATCAACAACAGACCTTTCCTTAAGAAAGTAATAGGTTGGAATAGCCTCAGTCCCTACGGTCCCTCGGCTATTGCTGGTCAGCGAAATGCTGGTTGGCTTCTTGTCCCTGAGAACTTCATAGCGAAGTATCCGTTTAATCCTACACCTTTAGAAGGAATTAGGAATATATATGGATTTGGTACCAGGGCTGCTGGAGCCGAGTCCCTGAGTAATGAGAGGTATTACCATGCGGCTAATGCCTTCTTGAATGCTGTCACCACAGGTGATGTAGGCTCTGCTCTAATGGGCATATGGCTTGTCAGGTGGAAGATCGCTTATGGTATCATAGACTGCGACCAGAACCTCTGGATGCGTGGTATGGCTCGTAATGAGAAGAGTACAGAGCTTCGTGGCTGTTCAGGAATGGCTCCAAGTCCTGCTAAGTCTCACTTCAAAGACCTCGCTATTGCCTATTACCTCTTCCCACAGGATCAGCTTATCAGCAGAGGCTTTCAAGTTACCTCAGAGTACCTCCTAAGACCACAGAGGGCATGGAATGGTGGGGGTGGCGCTCGTAATTTATCGCACTACTTAGAGAACCTTTGGTACTACTACAAGGCAACTGGTAACAATAACTTCAAGGTCCGTGCAGAGAACGAAATTAACTTTGCTTTTACCAACTTCATAAAGGATAACCCTTGGTTCCCCAACGTGACCTCGGGAAGTACTAATGAAATGTGTCATGAGGAAGGCTTGCTGTATTGGTTAGCCAAGTGGATGCACGATGAGGGTATCTGCCTACAGCATTTAGGTAGAGTTCAGAATATTTTAAAGCACGTTCTGGACTATTGCGTTCACTCTTCAGGTCAATTCGGATACAAGTGGAACCCAACGGGTAACCCTGGTACCGCTGCTTCTGAGATTTACCTAAGGCCATTGGCGAGTCATGAATGCGTATACTCAGGGAAGTTCCAGGGTATCTGGATGATCCCCCTCAAGAAGTATGCTGTTGCTTGGGATCTCCCTCAAATCTATCAGGATAAGTTAGATAAGATTGAGGACTTCTGCATGACGATCTATCAGAACATCCCACAGGTAGATGCCTGTTACTCTGCCGAGGGTCCAGGGTGGGAGAAGATACGTGGTATCATACCCTTTGCAGCAAACGCTTAGGGTATGTTCGGGTTTATCTGTGGGTTAATTGTAGGGTGGTTAATATTTGGTGGAGGGGATTAAAAGTTCTTAGAATTTTAGTGCAGGTAACAAAACCGAAAAAACTCTACAATCCCCCCCATACCCCCACAATAAGTAGGGGATACCCTGCGGTGGTACCACAAGTACCTGAGGGTATTGCAGGATATTCGGGTTAGGATTTTGGTGGGTGCGTGCTGGCGACCCCTGTAATGCGTTTATAGAGGCTTATGGGGCGTGCTGAGGGTATTGGTAGGCTGTGTGTCATGGGGCGCGCAGCCTTTTTAGCGACCCTGCCACGTTTGGCATGGGACTTGCAGGGATTATGAAGGGTATGTTAAGATTGTGTTAAGGCTGTGTTGCTGGCATGGCATTTGCCTATGCTTGTTTCATGCTGGAAACACGCTGTTACCACCAAACGGTAACGCCCAGCACCAAACGGTGACGCCCTAAACCTCAAATACCTAACATACCCTACAATCCCTTGTATGTCACCCGACGAATACCACAAGGGATAGATTCAGGGGTGCGGCACGCGTCTTGCTATACACTGTGGGGCGCAATGCGTCCTGTGTGCGGGGTGCGCGGCAAGTAGCTTGCCGAACACTCACAATGCACACGAATGCGGAGTCTTTCACAACCAGATAGAGCAAGTGCAGCTGAGTGTAGGCTCATGCTGTGCCATAGCTCGGAGTGTTAAGCCTATGGATAGCTACGTTGCTGGCATGTTGCACGGCCTTAGACTGGCATGTATGTCGATCGGTAATCCTTCAGACTGGAATGATCCAGCTACCGCACTGGCGGTGCTGAAGGAAATACAGGCGCATATCGCACAGACTGAAGCGGCAACAATCCAGCGGTAAATACCCTTAGGTTACCTCAGCACTAATCCAATAGGTACGTGCGGGGTAAGCCTATTCACCTATTACCTTGATACGCTGATTAGACGCATAGCGTACAGGATATCCCAGTAATCAGTATTCGACGGTAATAGGTGAATAGGCACTATGTACTGATAACGTCACAATATCGTGACAGTCTATACATAGTCCATACTGTAAAGGGTATCACAATGGCCGACACCAACACCACGCCCAAGCGGAAGTCCGCTCGTTACTACCAGGGAATCGCGGCAACGGCCTATACGTCGTTCGCCAGCATCCCGGTGGACGACATTCCGGCCAAGCATCGCAAGATGTTTACTGAGGGTATCAAGACCCTCAGCAGCATCGGCACGACAAACACGACTGTGTCATTCCTCATGAATCTTGCCAAGGCCGGAAACCTTCAGGCGTTCGTCAACAGCCTGCAAGCACAGGCCGACGCGCTCCAGGGGGCGAACAACGGGTAACTAAACCCTGGAATACCCTACTATTCGTCTACGGTAGAGACGCCGATAGCGGCGCATACTGTAGGGGATTAGTAGGGTATCCTATTCCTTCCTGTATTCAGTACAGTAATACATTGCATGACCTATTACTTAGCGTGGGACAAAGCGCAGTAGGCTTGCGGTGTAGTACATTACAGGAAGGAATAGGATACCCTACACTGTGTGGTGGTACATTCTACGGTGCATTACAAGGTACATTACAAAATGCTTATCTTGGTAGTGTTCTACATTCTTTCAATGGTTACCATTGGTTGCATTATCCATGAGGGTATGCAATAATGAAGAATCAATCGGTACGCTCGTTATGGGTTGTTACTGAAATGCGCGATGGTTGCGTATTCAAGACTCAGCCTAATGGATATGCTTGGATTACCTTTGGGATGAATACAATCCCTGGTAAACCGCATATCATTCTTGGTAGTCTGCCTACTGATATGTCGGCTAAGCTTCCCATTAACAAGCTTTACCGTACAGTAGCGGATGATGCGCCGGATGTTGTTTACGATCCTAACCTGGAGTAGTAACAATGTCCCTATGCGAGTGTGAGCATAAGGCTCATGAAGAACAATGCACTAATCCTCCCGTAATCAAGCTTAATACTGATTATGGGATTTTTAGGATCTGTGCATTCTGCTATAACTTAGGGCATATGCAAAAGCCCTACACTGTGGAGAAGGGTAAATGAAAAAGGGTCGCTACTGTCTCATCATTACCGATAGCCTTGGTAATCGTGAGGCTAAGTTCTACGATTCACCTCCCGCATATTGGGAAGAACACTACACTTCCCTGGGATATAGCGTTGTGAGGTTACACAGGAAGAAAGCGGAAAAGGCTTTCGACTACACCGCTGATATCTGTATGCAATCGCTTAAGCGGCAGCAGGATATCCGCACTAACCGTTAACGTGGGTTATTAAACTCTTAATCTCTGTTAATCAGGGTTGGTTCTTTGTCTCGTTGAATACTATAGCTCTTGTTGAGCTAAGGGGAAAACGGGAGATTAAGAGTCTAATACCCTACGTTAGGTAGGGCGGTACATTACTACACTCCTGTGGTAGTGTTCAGTATTAGTGGGGGTACTTAGTCGATTCCATTGAAATCCCTGGTGTCACTAAGTATTATGGGATAGGGTTTCCTACATTTCCTTGAGTGAGCGGTAGTTATACTTATCACTTGTAAAAATATGTAGGATCTTGCTTCTAATGCAAAGATAATGGTGGACATTAGCACCCATAAAAGAAGCAGATAAACTAATGCTCTGCGTTTCCGGTCGCAGATACAAAATAAACCGGGCTTTTATTCTCTACTGTTATCCAGGTAATGCACCGTAGGTTCAGCTACGGTTACCTGAACGTTATGATGTGACCGACTGAACGGTACACTAAGCATGACGGGTAACAGTAGGGAATAAAAGCTTTGGTACAGGGGAGTAATGGTTACGCCTTGGTACAGGAGATTTAAACAATAGGGAATAGAACATGCCCAACAAAAAGTTTCCTCACTTGGAGAAAGCACTACATTCCTTTGTGGATGCTCTCCAAACTGAGTCTCTGAACCATTCCGAGGATGTTAAAGAGCTGATTAATGATCTTGCTCACAACATCCATATGGATCTTAAGCATTTCTACAATGCTGTTGGTGCTGCGGAAGTGGGAAAGATTAGTGATTCTCCTAAGAACAACAGGAGTCCCTAATGGGAGCCAAGAGATACGAGTACATTACGGTTCCCTACATGGGACCGTTGTGGCGTGATCTAACAGAAGCAGGATTCATTACGCAAGAAGTAACTGGTAGCATTAGCTTGCCAGCTACTCAGCGTGATGCCCATATGATCCGTAGATTGGATCATCCCAAGTGTACCTTTGCTACTCGTATGCAAGGGAACAAGGTGAACATCATGACGGGTAAGCCTACTAAGTAGGCAAGAAACGAGAGAGAGCCAGCTATGAAGAACAAAGTAACAGTCTGGAAGGATACCTCTGCCAATGTAATCTTCAAGATCAAAGGCCCCATTGGTAGATTACTAACACTCCAGGCGAAAGGCTTGGGTGTTACGCCCAGTGAGATAGCAAGAGCTACTGGGCTTTGTTTGTCTACTGTCTATCGCCGTCTTGGTGATACCAATAGTAGAGATTGGGGTACATTGCGAACAAACATCGCAATACTCCAGTATCTCAAACTGCAACAGATCAAGAAGTAATGTTGCCAGGGGCTTTAGCTCAAGTGGTTAGAGCTACGCACTCATAATGCGTTGGTTGTAGGTTCGAGTCCTACAAGCCCCACTAATCTCCCTACTACATTACACTCTCTCTCGTTTCTTTGTGATTTCCCTCTCTTTAGCCCGTAGTGTAGTAGGGAGTCTTTTTACTTGGAGGGGACATGATTCAATACAAGGTCTACGCTAACTGGCGGGGCAAGAATGAGTTGTGGGATACCTTCATGGATCTTGACAGCAATCTTATCCAGGGTGTAAACAGTCTGGTTAAGAGTGGAGCCAAGAACATTAAGGTAACTGTGGAGTCTGTGGATGTGAACGAGGCGTTTATGCACTATGAACGCCAGCGTAAGCGCAAGGCAATGGGCTAATCAACCTAAGGGTAATCATGACAGTTACAGACAAAGTAAATGAAGTAGTAATGTCAGCAGAAGCCTACGATGAGGGCCTTCTTTTTTGCAATAATCGGCTGAAGGAACAAGGCAAGCCAGCTATCACTACATTACCAGCAGGTAAGCCCGGTGATCCTTTGTCTTGTCCTTGCAGTAACGCTTGTGGAGTATGGGTAGGTGCATTCGGTTGGAAGTATCCTAATGGGAGAAGTAGTCGGGAAGAGATTGCACTTGGGAATAAGCCATACACTCGCGAAGATCATCCGAGTTTATTCGTAAACGAGTTTGATCTTAAGGCAGAGTATCAGAATGAAACCTACCTTCCTGTGAGGGGTAACTAATGCCTGCTACCAGATCCCACAAGAAGCGTGACTTACTACAAGAGTTATCCTTGGCCGGCGCTTGCAGCGAAGCACAGAATTGGGCTAAGGATCAAATAGAAGCTGGTAAAACTATCCAGCAGATATGGCGAGCTGCTCCTACGGATTGGATTAAGTGGTGGGTGGAGCATGTTGACAACAATTTTCTTCATTGTGACATGGAAGTAATGGACTCTAACAAATGTCCACGCTGTATCTTCTTCAAGGACAGGAAGAAGATATTTAAGAAGTTCCCTACATTCCCTCGTTATCCTGAGCCAGAAAGAGCAGGGATAATAAATGGGTCATAAGCTAATCTTCCTGGATGTGGATGGTGTACTAAACCACCATTCCTTTTTTTCTACCTACCACGGTGATGAACATGACCCTAATGGTAGATACCCTGTTGATCCGGCGCATGTACAAAGGATTAATGATCTGCGAGCTGCTTGTGGTGCGGAGATCGTACTTAGCAGTAGCTGGCGTTATGACTCCATTGCGATACAGCGCCTGAAGAAACTGTTTCCTATTATGTCCATTACCCCTAACATTCCTTATTCAGAGAATAAGAATAAGTGTAGGGGAGATGAGATAGCCCTCTGGTTAGAACAGAAGGATCTCTTAGTAGTGGATTCCTTCGTCATCATAGATGATGATGCGGATATGCTTAAGTGGCAAATGCCGTTCTTTGTCCATACCTCCATGCAAACAGGATTAACGGATGAACACTGTAAGAAAGCTCTGCAAATACTTACGCTACCTGTTCATACCTCCCATTCATTTCTCCTAAACCGTAAGCTCAAGCAATCGCTAACTCAGCCAGTGTTTGAAGAAGGAAAGTGGAAGTAACATGCTTAGTAACAAAGAGATTGCACAGAAGGCTATTGCTACTATCAAGGAGCGAGGATGGACTAAGGGGCAATCAGAAGATGGTCCCGGTGGTCCTGTTTGTCTTATAGGAGCTATTCACGTAGCTATCTACGGAGAAGCTAATCCAGGTTCTCTACACGATGTAGCTTGTGAGTACTTCATGAAGAACGCAGTATTCCCTATCGCTCCATTCAATAAGCATTGTGAGACTGGATGGAACGATAAACCAGAGCGCACCGTAGAAGAAGTGATAGCCTTATTAGAACAGATACAATAACCTGGAAGAAAGACTCACAATGCCCCAAGGCATAGCTGGTGTATCTGGCGCTTCTAAGCAATTCATTCGCGCTACCGTAGCAAGAGCTACAAAAGCTTTCTACAAACAGGTACCAGAAGAGAATGTTTCCCTAAACAAGGGAATGCCCTCTACTATCGCTAAGTTAGTGCTTACAATCTTAGCTCCCCATGCTCGTGTGATCGCTGAGCAAATACGATTAGTAAACTCAGCAGCAGAGGAGCGTAGGCTTAACAGAGAGATGGTAGAAGCCGATTACAAGTATCGTGAGATACATGGAAAGAGAGATATAGACGATTTATAAGGACTTAGTAAGGATATACAATGAAACCCCAGGCACCACCAAACTACACGGTAGGAGCTGGTACGATAGAGCGTATCGCCATTTTGATAATATTGCTCAGCGTCTCGCTTTTGATAGTAATAGTGTAATCGGCGCTGTAGCTGCTCTATCTCCCTTTGTTCGTTGGGATTATCAATGGAATAATACAGAGAAAGCTCTCAGTGATTTCAAGATTACTCAACAACTACATTACGCTGGTTTTAATGCTAACAAGCGGAACGCTACTCGGATTTTACTTGGGGTACCTCCTGAGTTTATCCTCACAGCTCCAAAAACTCTTGCTTTCTACAGGAACTTGAGTGGTAATAACGAGGAAGTAACCTTAGATAGGTGGGCTTTACGTGCAGTACAGTTGGATGCTGATAAGAAGTTACCTAAGGATACTCGTGAAGAAGTGGTGCGATCATACAGAGAAGCTGCGGAGTTCGTGGGAGAGTCTGTAAGGGACTTCCAGGCTATCGTGTGGTTATCAGTCAAAGGTAATAATTAGATATGTGGACAAGGCAAACAGCATTTAACAAGGTTTGGGAACACTTTGTTACTAACAAGGCTCCTCCTTCTATGCATGGTGCCTATTGTGTTTATAGGGGACCAGAAGGGAGGAAGTGTGCTATTGGTGTTTTAATGGATGATGCGGATTACAAACCAAGGTTTGATTCCCGTATCTCAGAAGCAATGATACTGGATAAGGTCATGGATCTTTGTCCTTCTCTTGCAGGATTAGACAAGGAGTTTGCAAACGAGTTGCAAGGTGCCCATGATCGTTACGCTGACAGTGTTCTTTTCCATGCAAAGATACACGCTGACTTAACAGTGTTAGCGTCTGAATACGATCTTACAATCCCACAGTAAGTGGTCAGCTCTCGTGGCGTAATTGGCAGCCGCAACAGACTTAAAATCTGTTTCCCCGTAAGGGGAGTGTGGGTTCAAGTCCCACCGGGAGCATTAGGAGGTTATATGAAAACTACAGTAAGTCTGCTAATCATCTGTGGATCATTGCTAAGTCAACAGCAAAACTCTTTTGACATTACCCTGTGTATAGATCAGGATTGTGATGGGGACGTTACCATATCACAGAGTATGAGTGTTCAGCTTTTATCCATATGGGTAGGAGCTTCATTTCAGCTTTGGGGTAACTTTGGGGCTCCCTTACCTTCCCTTCAACTATGCCAGTTCTTCACAGAGTTAGATCCAGGTAATGTATTCCTTCTGTGGGAAGGATCATTTCCTTCTACATCAGGAATAGTGATACAGACTTACACGCTTCCTCCTGGTGTGTCTGTAGACTTCGTTATCCAGGCTGTAGTCTTTATACCGAATATGTGTGGATACTCTGTTTCACAAGCTACCTATGTTCATCCCTAAACCAATCAAAATTAAGTCTCCCTACCCGTACCACGCAATGTTAGTGTACTACGATGTACAAAAGAGTGGGGTAACTATTACACAGAAGAGGCGGTTAGTCTTTCATCCTAATGCGGATGATGAGATATACCTTACTCCAGAGCTAATCAGAAAGCTCGTACCAATACT